AACTGTGCCGCGCGCCCGGCGACAGGCCGGTATTCCATGTGCACGAAGTTCTCCGGCGTGCCGTCCGAGCAGACAAAGATGACCCGCTCAGCGCCGCTCACCAGCAGTTGCTGTTCAAGCTGCCAGTAGTAATGCGGAGCCAGGTCACCGGTTTTCACCTGGGCCACGACTGACTCATTCCACAGTTTGTGCTCGAACAGTGTCTCGCCGAGCATCGTGGCGCCGTCCATGGAGGCGAGCAGGTTGCCCTCGGTAGCAACGATCGGATAAAGCTCTTCGCCGATCAGTGCTTCGGCCAGTGGGCGTGCCAGGGCCTCGGTCGCGTGCCCTTTGTCGAAGATGAACTGCTGAGACGGCGTGACATCGGGCGTGATGCCAGTCTTTTTGGCGGCGAGCAGGTCGGTGCGGGTTTGGTACTTCGAAGCGCCCATCATTGCAGGTGCTTCGGAGGCGGTGCGGAACTTGGCGCGAAGGGCAAGCCACTCGGCGGAGCCTTGAGCTACGTTGTGAATTTTCATGCTGCGTCTCCATCGAGGGCTTTGAGGTTGGTGATGATTTCGATCTGGTCATCGCGCAATGAGTACTTGCTGATGACGTTGGCAATGATGTGCTCTGGACTGGTACGGCCGGCGTCGATCAGCGGCTGCCACTTCTCGATGTTTTCAGCCATCAGTTCGTCGGGGTAGGCAGGCTTGGCGTCTGGTTCTGGTGGAGCCGGCCGCGCCGGCGAGACGTCTTTGGCGGCCTCCTCGAACGACTTTCCTTCCATCTCGTCAGCGGTAGGGGCGGACCCGACTTCAGGGAATGCTTTGCGCAAGGCCTGCGCTTCGGCGCATTTGGCAAGTTGTGCAAATGCGCGGCGCTTCCACATAGAGTTGGGCGCAGCGCTGTCCTTGCTCGCAGTCGCGTAGTTTTCGAGCCAACGCTCGCTGGCGGTGAACTCGGCAACAAGTCCGTTCGACATTTGGCGCTTGACGGTGACCCGGCACCACTCCGGGTAAGTGACGTCGACACCGGCCAGCTTCGCAGTGATCGACGGCCCGTATTCGGGATCGCTAATCCCGGCGTATTGCCCTGTGCGCGCTGCCTGGATGCGGTACAAGCCAATACCAGGCATCACCACATCGACCATGCCGCGGCCCTTCTGGTAAATCGGGACGATGTGCACCGGCTTAAGCATCGGATCAAGCTGAGCCGCCTTGCAGTACGCCAGCACCATCACGACAGAGTTGTGCGCGGCGCCGGGGTACAGGCTGCCGCTCAGAACCTCGACGAGTGCGTCCTCGGAGATCGCCGGCATGTGCTCGGCGTGTTTAATTACTGCGGACACAGTGACTCCCTGCCGCGATGTTCGCAGCGATTGAAGGTGTTGTTTATTGAGTGATTCGATCAGCGAGCGCGCTGAGCAACATCAGAAAGGTGCAGACGGAGAGGGCAGAGAAGGAGCCGCGCCAGATGAGTAGGCGCCGAGTGCGTTGGTGGGTGGTCATGGCCAGGGCCTCAATTGCTGCAACACCAATTCGTGCAGCGCCTTACCGTTTCGGCTCATGCGCTGCCCGCGAAGCTGCCACTTCTTCGTGCTGGGCCAGCAGTCGATCATTCGACCGTCGGGTAGCGTCAGCACAACGTGGTAGCCACTGTTGTGCTTCTTGTGGGATATACCGGTGCGGGCCAGCCAGCCATCGAAACGCTGCATGGCTTCGGCCTTCATGCGCTTCTTGTGACCTTCTGGGTTTGGCTCGCTGCCTTCGCCACCACAGTTCCGGCAACACCGCGTATACCCAACATCCTCACCGATGAACTCGCAGCAGCTCATGCAGTGGCTGCCGTCTTCGATGTTGTCTTCAAAGAAGCTCACGGCCGAACCCTCACCGCGATCCGCCCGCCCTTCATTGTCGGCGCCAGGCGCTGGGGCAAGTCCCGCACCAGGTCTTCGCGCTTGCGGCCGATCACCTCATTGAAGGGGAGGCCGAAGCCCAAGATGGCGATGCGGCACTCGATGTCGTCGAGCTGCTCATCAGCCAGCGATTTCACGATTGGCGTGGTCATGCAGCCTCCTTGCGCTGCCGGCTGATCTTCAGCAGCCAGGCGCTGTAGTGATGGAACTCTTCGGCATTGATGGCGCCGGAAGTGAAGTGGCGGACAATCAGGCCCTCAGTCAGCGACTCGGCCAGATCTGTCGTGTCCGGATGCTCAAGAGCGAGAAGGGCGGTGGTTATCGCGACGTGAGGGCTCATAGGTCGGCATCCACGTCGTCCTCTACAGCTTCCCGCTCTGCTGCTACGGCTTCGGCGGCGTAGGGCTTGAGCAGATCCATGGCGATGCGCTCTGCGGCTTCGATGGGGCGGGGCTGGCCGATAAGGTCAGCTGCGTGTCCGCGTGAATCTGCCTGGCCGCCGAGGATCGACGACAGGAACAGCCGGGCAAGTGAGTCGCGCTCGTCCAGGCCGTCGATCTGGCGTTGGTTCAGGATGCCTTGCAGGTAGGTGCAGTACCGATCAAACGTCACCACTTGCGGCTGGCCGTGGCGGCGCTTCCACTTGATATCGACGCCGCACACCAGCTGTTCCGCCGAGTGTTCCAGCCACTCCTGCTCCGGATTCGCCTCGCCTACCTCTTGAGGCAACTGAGCGTCGAAACGCTCTTGGCATAATTTGAATGCTGCGCTCATGCTGCCTCCGGCCAATGGCGTTCGATGCTCTCTTTTGCGTAAGGCGATAGCCGCCGATAGCCGTTCACCGAGCCGCAACCAGGCATGGTTCCTTCCAGCTCAACACAGGCGCGCACATCGCAACGCCTGGAGCAGACCCAGCCGCCGTAGTGGCAGCGGTGGACCTCACCTTTCGGCTCGGGGTGGTAGGCAAGCCCGGCTTTCCATGACGGCGACCCGCGTAACTTGAGGCCGCATCCTCGGCACACCGCTTGAGTTTCAGTACAGTTATGCATGGCGACCTCCAGTGTTTGGGGTTAGGCGGAACGGGCGTCAAGCATGGCCTCGGCCTGTGCGTAGGCCATTTCTGCGACCGTGTCGAACTCGTAATCGTCGTAGTAGGGGTTCGCGCTCATGCCTTGCATGGCTTTTGCCGCAAAGTAGTCGCGCAGGCTCATGCCAGACAGATCACGCTTCGTTTCGGCGACCGTTGCCGGCTGAAAAACCATGTGGTCGTAGTCAGCGACCGGGAAGGCAGGCCCTCCGTCTTGAGTGCTCATGACTTGCTCCATTTGTTGGTTCACCTGTATTCGTCAACACTCCTTCCTCCCGCTGGTTGCCGATGGGCGCGGGGGAGGAGTGCTGACGTAATAGAGGTGGGGAAGGGGAGGTGCCGGTCTTTCCCGGCTGTCATGGCGCTGGTTGTTCAGTCGTACAGGCCATAACTGAAATCGTGCTCGTCGCAATCGATCACCAGCTTGGCACCACCGAAGTAGAGGGCCGCAGTGAGCTTTTCCCACTTCTTGTAAATCATGAAGTTGCGGCCAATGGGTGCGCCGTCCAGCTTCGCGCTGTAGACCTCACCGAAGTCGTAGCCCCGCTCGTTCTGGCCCTTGACGCTGATGCTGATCCGATTGGCCAGCTCCCATTCGGTGCGCTTGGTACCAGAGGAGTATCGAGATGACGAACTGCGCTCTTCCGGCTGTGGGTCAAAGCAGATGTGCATGTGCTTGCTGCTGCCGATGTAGTCGTTTTCAGCCTCGCGAATGGTGATGTGCGGGCTTTCCCATTGCTCGTCTGTTGCGCGCTCTTTGTTTTCTTCGATGAAGGCATTCAGCAAATCGCTCAGGTTTACGAATTCCGGCACGATGTCGTCTTTCAGCGCATCGTCGATCGCTGCTTGCGAACGACGAAGCATTTCGCCAGTAACGCCAGAAGACTCCCACTGTGTTTTCAATGCGGTGGCGATCAGGTCGTTGTAGCGAGTCAGCTCAAACAGATCGCTCACGTTGGATGGCAGCGCGTCTTTAATGGCCTGGCTGACCAGCTTGCCCATGTCGCTGTAGCTGCGGAAGTTGTCTTTGATGATGTCGGTGAACATGCTTTCCACATGCTTATCGATGATTTCTGCTGGCTTGGCGCCGTCTGTGAATCGGGTTACGCCATCCATCAGCATGGATTGAAGTGTTTGCTCGCTCATTTGGTGCTCCGTGCTTGATCGGTTGTTTTCCCAATGCACCCGACCGAACTGCAGCTGGGTGCATCAGTGAAAACTTCCGCCGGGACCCGCTACTGGCGTCGGTCACCGGCTTGAATCAATTGTTCTTCCAGCCGCGGGCCTTTCGGCTTGTTCTCCCGCTGGATAACTGTTCTTGGCGCTTTACGCTGCACGCCCGGGTCAGTTGCCAACCCTCTGAACCGTTTAGGCCGGTTCATCGCTGCCTTTGAATCTGGGCCGGTGGTGATCCGGCAAGGGTGAAGCTGTGCGACTAAAGAGCGGTTCAGGCCGTGAGGCCCTTCGCAGTGGCTGTGTTGCTGCGATGGAGTCAATTTAGCCTCAAGCTAAAATATCGTCAATATCTCCAAGCTAAATATTTAGCGATGGGCGAAATTAATTCGATCCTCCATGTCTCGCCGCGCCGCTGGCTGAGATCCATAAGCGCTTTACGCGCCAGTTAGCAGTGAGCTATGATTTTTTCATTTGCTGTATGGATATACAGCATTTGGCTGAGAGGGGATTTCATGGCGAAGAAGCAAGCGGTACCCGCGATTCGTGAAGAAATGAGTGGCATGGAGCGCCTTGCGCTGCGCGCGTCATCGATGATTAATCACCCGGTGGCGCAGGCGCAGCGCTGGGTGACAATTCATCGCCTAGACACAGATGGGGATCGGGAGTGGGAAGAGGTGCTGAGCGTGATCGCCGATACGGACGAACTGGAGCTGACCCTCAATGACGACGGCAGCGTGACGGTGAGATGGGAGCAGCAGGAAGTCGAGGTAGCGGGGAGGGGAGAAGTCGCATTCGATCTGGAAGAAGAGGCGGCGCCTTTCTGACACCAATAAAAAAGCCCGCCTGGGTGACGGGCTCTTTATAAAATAAGCCAAATTTATCTATCGGGTGTTGGTGGCTGAATCTCGCTCAAAGCATATTCTTTTGACTTTCCATAGTCATCTCTAACAGTTTGCAGAGCGTATTGGAGCTTTTCCATTTGGCTTCGAGTGCGCTTCTTGAAAATTTCATTAGCATCTTTATCTTTCAGGTCGTTCTTACATATTTTAATTGATGCTTTGAGTGCAGCTATTCGTCGTGTCAGGTCTGGCGGATCGTCGGCGCGGATGTATATTTTTAGAAGCCAAATTGATACGAATGGGCTTAATATTCCAGTTAATGCCATTAGCCCTTGTTTCGCTTCAGGTGTAGTCAATATTGGTAGCAGAACCAATGCTAGTGCATTAAGAAGGCTGGTGGCTAAAGCCATAAACATATTGTTTTTCACAGGCTGCCCCCTAAGGATTCCGCTTGTTGCTGCGAAATTTTAGTCAGTCTCTTTCTGCCGATTATTGACTGATGCAATATAAAGCTTTCGGTTTCGTTGTTTTCAGACTTGTACTGGATTAGCATGTCTTTTGGGAACAGAAAATACGAAGCGTATTTAGCTACCTTGCGCACATATACGAAAATAAGCGGAAACCCAAGAATAAGGATGATCCACCCGATCGCCTGTAAGATCAATTCATAAGTCCACATGGCCCAACCTCAGGTAGCTATACAGCTTCGCCGAAAACCTTGACTATAGCATAGGTTGTTCTGGTTCCACTAAGATCTATGATTTCCTTCTTCTCTATATTAACCATATATAGCTTGTCTTTTAGGAAGGCCTCCTCATTATCTGCTACCTTCAACATAAACTCTTCATCCTGAATGGTTACGCTAGCTTCGAATCCATCCCGGCTAGCAATACTCCAGCCTCTCTTTCCTTTGAAGTTTAGCTTCGTGAACTGAATCTTCTTTCTGAAGGTGTCAATGTTCACTTTCTCCGTTAGGTCGGATTTAATGGGTTTGAAGTTTACTATCTTGTCCTCAGCTAAAGTAGTCACTTTGCCTTCGGCCTTAAATGACACTCGAGGATTTTCCTTGCCTTGGAGTGGTCCTTGAATAACTTTGTGAAGTGCCTGCCTGATCTCTTTACTTGAAACGAGTTGAGCTACATCACTGGATGTTTCAATTTCGTTGCCGTCGACAGTGATAACCGCAGTTTTCTTCCTTGCGTTTATCACGACTTTTTCTATTTTCTTATCTTTTATTCGGTCAATTATTCCTATTGCTGATGCGGTTGATGCAACTGCACCACCGCCGATTATGCCGATTGATTTTAATACCGTGATTGCTGTAAGTGGATCGGCAAATATTGAATAAATTATCTCTAGCGAACCTTCTTTTGCAGGGGCAACCACGCTTAAATCTGCTTCGGATGATCCATTGCTGACAATTTTTGCAGACTTGGTAATCAAGTCATCCATGCCAAGGATTGCACTACCCAAGTCCTTGGCTTTTATTTGGTGATGAGCTAGCGCACCTTCTGCGTCGTAGGATATTGTGAATTCAGTTACTACTTTGCCGTCCATCGAACACCCCTAAGTTTTCGTAAGTTCGGGGCTCGCTGTCATGTAAACATCCATGTCACTAGGCTCCCATTAAATCTGCCAATACGGCATCTATCTTTTTCAAAGTTCATAGCGGCTTACAACAGATTCGCGTTCCACACCAGCAACACCCTGGCTAAGATGTGGGTGTCGTCCACCCGGATATCCTCAGGCTCATGGTGCTTGTTGTCCGAGATCATCTTGAAGCGGTCCTTGCCTTTCTTCTGCAAGCGCTTCACGTACAACATCCCGTCGTGGGAGAAGAGGTATATACCGTCGCCCGTGAACTCCCGGATCGTAATGTCGACGAGAAGCGGGTCGCGATCCTTGATCGTCGGCGCCATCGACTGACCCCACCCGGTGATCATCTTCAGGTGAAAGTGCTCTTTGAAGGTGACGCCCAGGTCACGCAAGTGCTTTGGGCTGACCCTTATGTCCTGGAGCATTTCCGGGTACTCGTGCGGGATCTGGCCGCCGCCCATCGCGGCGCGAACGTCGTAGTGGGCAATCCACACCTCATCGCCGACCTGGCCAGGGCGAGAGAAGTCGACGGTTATGACGTTGCTCGACTCGTCAGCGGCCGCAATGATCCTTTCACGAGCCGTGCTCGTTAAACCTTTGACCTTCGAAAGCATCTGCTTTATCTGGTCCGCCGCTGTCTGTGCGGATGTCTCACCTGCGTGATCGCTCGAAGTCAGCTCTACATCTGGAGCTATCGACTCACCTGGCGATATGGAGTCAAACCAACCTCTGGGCAGCCCCTCGATCGCCTCGATTCTCCGCGCTACATCGTCTCCCAAATTCTTCGCCGTCTTGTCCGACAAAATCTGGCTCAGGTGTGCAGGCGCCATTCCCCAGCGCTCGGCGCACGCGCCTTTTCGCTGGTTTCCTATGAGGCTGATCAGTTGCTGTTTGCGAATCGCATAAATATCCATGCGGGCAAGAATGCCAGCGTTTAGCTCAATGCTAAATGTGCTCAAAGCTAAATATTCCTTGCTACGATATTAGCCATAAGCTAAATTTCTCCCATGTTTAAGGAGAGATCCCATGAATGACCATCTGCGTGACTGGCTCGCCAGCGCTTCAAACGAACGGCGCCAGTCAGTGGCTGCTGCTGCCAAGACGACGGTAGGGCACCTGTGGCAACTGGCAGGCGGTCACCGAAAAGCCTCGGCCGACCTGGCAGAGCGCCTTCAGGACGCATCAGCTAGAGAGATCACCATCGCAGGTTTGCGACCGGATCTTCTCGACCTGGCGCACAAAGTCCTACGCGGCGCCGCCTGACATCCCTGTTCGCCGTTCCATTGAAGCCAGATTAGAAGAGAGCAATCCCCATGCAAACGTCCAGTTCCAGACACACCGTACAAACCCGTGATCAGGTGCTGGTCGCTCATGCCCAAAACCAGATTGCCCGCACCAGCTTGAGCCAGGACGACTTCGCCCAGGCGTTGAGTCGCGAGCTGCACCTGTCGATCCCGGATCGAGCCCAGAAGAAAGACGTTCCTGACTTCAACTCTGCGGAACTGACCGCCGACGTAAATGAGTTTGTGAAGGCTACCGGTCGCTGGCTCAAACGTGTTCAGCGCTGGCTGTCCGGCGATCAGGAAATGCCGTCCTGGCTGGAAGAGTCGTGGGTAAACGCCCTTGAGCCTGAATTCCGCGACCACTGTGTGAACGAACTGGCGAGCCGCCACGGGCTGACCGGCGCCCGCCAGATGACCAGTGACCAATGCGCGAACAAAAGCTTCGGCGCGCTGATCCGCGCCCTGGGCGATGTGATCGACACCGGCAGCGAAGTGTTTGACGACCAAGTGATGTGCGAACTGGATCTGCCGCACTTGCCAGCTTTCGCCAAGCAGTGCCGCCAGGTTGAGGCGAAGGCGGGGGAGTTGGGGCGCAGAGCTGAGCAACTGCTCGCGGCGGCTCGTCCACTGAAATCCATAGCCTGAATTGCAGGCACAAAAAAGCCGACGTACGAGGTCGGCTTCTTCTACAGCTGTAAGCGAGAGAAATCATGCCAAACATTATTCCGATACACAACCCTCGGGGGTTCACCCGAATGGACAACCAGATGATGGATGGCTTGATGGCCATCGATTTGTCGGCGCGCGAAATGAAGATCGTTCTGTACGTGGCAAAGGCCACCTTGAACTTCAGCACGGGCGCCCATCGCATCCCGGCGGTCGATATCGCCAAGGCAACCCACATACACCCTGACACGGTATCGAAGGCTATCTCCGGCCTGCTGCGCCGTCGCGTGCTGTACCGGGAAGGCGGTGCGCGCGGTGACATCGGAGTTTGCGACCCAAAAGAGTGGATCTTCGTAGTAGAGCCGAAACAGACCATATCGTCTGATTCGGCTCAAGTGGTCCGAATCGGCTCAGCTGCGAAACAGACCAAAACCGACGACTCCCTTCTTTATACAAAGAAAGAACCCCTATTAACTCTTTCTACGAAAGAGATTAATCCGCCCCAAGAGCCAGTCGAACCTCCGAAGCCTGATCGCAAGACTCCGTTCGGCATGACCCAGTTGCTGGCAGACAACCCGCACAACGTTCCAGAGCAACTGCTTGCTGACTGGCTGACTCAGCGCAAGGCCAAGCGCGCTGCCGTGACAGCTACCGTCTGGTCGACCGTGAACACCGAGCTATCCAAGTGCGCCGATGCCGGGATCACCGCAGACGATGCAATCACCGAAGCGCTGAATTCCGGCTGGCAGGGTTTCAAGGCTTCCTGGGTGATCAAGCGTCTCGCTGAATCCGCACCGGTGCCGGCCCCTCAGTCTCGTCACACCGGGTTTGCCGAGCGCAACTACACCGATGGCCTGATCCAGCGTGAGGACGGTTCCTATGCGATCTGAGCCTGCCCAGCAAACCCCTGAGCTGCCGCCGGGCACCCGCATCCAGCCCGCCGAATGCGAGACCCACGGCCACTACGACCAGAAGATTTTCCCGGTGCTGGGCAAGGAGCTGAAGAGCGGTTGCCCTGAGTGCGGAAGGATAATTCGTGAGAAGGCTGAAGCTGCTGAGCTGGCCAACAAGGCGATGGAGTTGCGCATGTCCATGGAGCGCAAGCTCGGTGCCGCGCTGATTCCCAAGCGCTTCGCCAGCAAGACCCTGGACGGCTACGTCGCCACCACCACGGAACAGCAAAAGGCGCTGAACACCTGCCGCCGGTATGCCGCTGAGTTCGCGCAGATCGCCGAGACTGGCCGCTGCCTGTTGCTACTGGGCAAGCCCGGCACCGGCAAGACGCACCTGTCCGTAGCGATCGCCAACGAGATCATGGCCAAGTCCAGCGCAACGGCGGTGTACCGCACCATCGGCGCCGTGCTGCAGGCCATCCGCGCGACCTACGACCACTCCAGCGGCCAGAGCGAAAGCCAGATCCTGGCCAGCCTGATCAGCCCCTCGCTGCTCATCCTGGACGAGATCGGCGTCAGCAAGGAGAAGCCCAGCGACTTCGAGCTGACCACGCTGTTCGCAATCATCAACGGCCGGTACGAAGAGCTGCGCCCGACGGTGATCGTTTCCAACCTGGATGGGCAGGCGCTGCCAGGGGCCATCGGCGAGCGCTGCATTGATCGGCTGCGGGAGGGTGGGGTGATCGTCATTCCATTTGAGTGGGAATCGCAGCGCGGCAAGGAGGGTTTCTGATGTCCGACAAAATCTCAGTCAACTGCCAGGCCAAGCTCTCAGAAGTCATCACGAAAATCAGCGCCATGTACAAAGACAAGAAGTATGTCGTCGTGACCCTGCGCGAGGGCAAGGACCGCACGCTCGACCAGAACCGGCTGTGGTTTGGGATGTACAAGCGCATCGCCGAAATGACCCAGATTGGTGACGCGGCTGACGCCCGCCGGTACTGCAAGCTGCACTTCGGCGTGCAGATCCTACTGAACGAAGATGCCGGGTTTCAGGCTGAGTGGTACCGGGTCATGCGTCATCTGCCCTACGAAACGAAGTTGGCCATGATGGGGGAGTGCCACTTGTTCGGCCCCGACGGTTTCCCGGTGACCAGCCTGTTTAATCGCGCCCAGGGCATCAATTACACCGACCGCATCGCCACCTACTTCACAGGCCAAGGTGTGGTTTTCACTGATCTACTCAGCAAGGAGGCTGCATGATCGCCAAGCAACCCAAGCCGAAGAAGTGCAAGAACCCAGCATGCGGTATCAGTTTCCCGCCGCAGCGCCTCGGACAGTCCGTATGTAGCCTGAAGTGCGGCCTCGCCATCAAGGACGTGAACCAGGCCAAGGCGCGCAAGTCCCTAGCTCAAGTTGAGCGCCGTGAGATCAAGGTTCGCAAGGAGAAGTTGAAGGGCCGCGGCGAACATATGCGCGAGGCTCAGCAGGCGTTCAACGAATACATCCGCACCAGGGACCAGGCTGCCGGCCATCTCTGCATCTCCAGCGGCAAGCCGTTGGACTGGAGCGGCAACGCAGTAGATGCGGGTCATTACCGCAGCGTCGGCTCCGCGCCGCACCTGCGCTTCGATGAGCGCAACTGTCACGCACAGAGCAAGCAGGACAACCGATTCCTCTCCGGCAATGCCGTGGACTACAGGATTGGCCTGATCGCGCGCATCGGCCAGAAGGCCGTCGACGCACTTGAAGCTGACCAGAGCGTGCGCAAGTACACCGTCGAGCAGATCAAGGGCATCAAGGCCTACTACCGGGCAAAGACCAGAGAACTGAAGAGGGCTGCAGCATGACCTATCGCAACGTTGTTTCAGCAGTAGTTCGGGCGCTCGCGGCCGAGACCATCAGTTCCGCCGGCGGCTGCGACTTTGAGCCCAAGGTGCAGTGCGCGAAGCAGAAGGGGGAGATAGTCGGCAAGGAGGCGACATTTCTCCAAGACTGCTGGGTGTTCGGTCGGCTGCATAAGGCGCTGACCCCGGCTCACTGGCGGGCGCTGGTGGCCAAGTACTCCACCCACGAGGAGCGCAAGCACGGCGCGATCCTGGAGCTGCTGAATTCGGTGAAGTCGCCGGCGCCGAAACGGTTTCGTGAGTGTGCTGTGCTGACGTGGGCCATTCCGCAGGTTGCCGGTGCCGAGGGCAAACGTTCCTCCGCAGTTTTGCCGGCCGCCTGGTACGACATCACCAATTGGGACAATGACGGAAAGCCAGAGTCGACCCGATATCGTTGGCGTTCATCCATACGAAATTCTTTGGATGGCCAGGTGAATGAGGCGCTGATGGCCGCTCAAGAGATACTTGACGCCGAGGGGCTAATGGAGAAATTCATGGCGTCATAATTTGCTGCGGCAATGAACTGGACAGATGGCCTGAGCGACATCAGCTTTAAGATCGGCGGGAGGTGATAACAGGCTTCCCGCCGACAGGTTTTGATGGACTACAAGGACTCGGTGCCTGGCGTTCTAGTCCCATCACATACCGAGCTGAAACCACCTTGCGCCAGCCATTTTTCTAATGGTTCCGCTTTCAGGGGTTTTGTTATCAGGTATCCCTGAGCCTCTGAACACCCCCAGAGCGTGATCAGGTCCAGAATGCTTTGGGTTTCGACCCCCTCTGCTACGACTTTATAGCCTAATCCTCTGGCAAGCTCGATGAGTGTCTTAACTAGCCGTTTATCTTTTTCGTTGGTGTTGAGGTTGCTGATTAGTGACTGGTCTAATTTAACCGTACTCACAGGCAGTTGCCTTAGATATGTCCAGTTGCTGTAGCCAGTGCCGAAGTCGTCCACGGAAACTTCAATGCCTAACGCGCGGGCGCGCTCAAGCTGCTCAATAACTGTCTTCGGGTCTGACATGAGCATGCTTTCCGTGAATTCAAGCTCTAAATTTTTCGACAGAAGGGCGCCGTTGTTTATATATTCTGTAATTTTATTTAAGAACTTAGAGTTCTCAAGATCACTGACAGTGACATTCATGGAAATTCGTAATTCAATACCTTTGCCGAGCCACTCCTTGGCTTGGTCAACTACGGCGTCAAGTACCCAGAAGGTAATTGCATGCATCAACGCAGTTTTCTCTGCAAGTGGTATAAATTCTGCGGGACTGATAGGCCCGAGCGTAGGATGATTCCACCGGATCAATGCTTCAACATTTTCACATGCTAGACTAGGTAATGTGACTTTCGGATGAAAAGTTAAGCTCAGCTGATCTTCAGACCGAACTGCATCAGACAGGGAGCTCAATAGGGTAAACGCTCGCTGCTGAGCTGCGTCCAACTCAGGTTGATACATCGCCCAGCCCAAGTTTCGAACCCTTGCGTCATCAGCTGCCCCTACGACTAACCGTAGCCAGTCCCTCTCTTTTGCATCGGCGATTTTCAATACTCCAATACCTGTCTGCATGAGTATTGGGATTCCTTGGCAATCAACCGGCTCGTCAAAATTTGAAAGAATCTTAAGGCAGAGACCTTCCACCGGATGGCCACCTTCTAACAGAAACCCAAAACGCGTTGGACTGATTTTGTACAAGAGAGAATTCTTAGGTAATAAAGACTGAAGTCTACCCTTAACGCTGAGCATTAAATTTTGAGAAAAGCTGTAACCAAGCGCTTTTACTACGTCATTCAAAAATTTTGGAGATATTACGTCCACAGCAAATAGATCGTGCTGAATGCCGCTAGAGCTTGCTAGTCGAATATCTTCTTCCAGTCTGAGTCGGTTGAAAAGTCCGGTTGGCTGATCAATAAAATTACGGGAACGTAAACCCATAATCCGCAAGACAACGAGTTGAGCGAAATAAACGAGCATTGCTGCATCTCGCGTGCTCATTGGTTGTCGAGGTGAAGTATCTATTATGCATAGGCTGCCCAGAGAGAAACCATCACTTGTGAGAAGTGGCGCGCTAGCGTAATAGCGAATGAAGGGCGCGCCGGTGACCATGGGGTTATCTTTGAAGCGCTCATCATTCTGCGCATCCAAAACCTCTAACGCCTTCCTGTCGCGTAGAGAGTGTGCGCAGAACGAAACGTCCCGAGGTGTAGTTTGCTGCTCAATCCCGATCCGTGCCCTGAACCACTGGCGGTGCTTGTCGACAATAGAAATCAGGGCGATGGGAGCATTGAAGTATTCTGAAGTCATTGAAATCATTTTTTCGAAGACTTCATCGTCTTGTTCATTTTGCGGGCAAAGGGCCTCAACGCGTTTTAAGCGTTCTGCTTCGTACTCAGGGAAGTGGGTATTTGCGTCCATGACTAACCTCGTGTATCACGACCATGTGGCTAAACGGTATCAGATCACCGTTAACCCTACGACTTCATTTACTTATTGAGTCAGTAGGTACGACCCATTCATGCGAAGGGAATACGGCAAAATACGGGCGTTTCGCTTCTCGAAAGGACAGAGCGCATTGGATCCGCTCACTCTGCATCTATAAATCACAATGCAGAATCCGAAGAAACGTTGCATTAATTGAGAAAATGAGAGAGTATTTATTCATCGTGCCCATACACTGCATTTCGAACGGTCTTCAGCGTTGAAATCAACCAATGAGTCCGGTCTAAAGGAGGCTCCGCCAAGTACGGGGCCTCTTTCGTTTGGTTTCAGGGAAACCTGGTCAATCTCAAGGCCTCGCCATCGTGCGGGGCTTTTTCGTATTCGGCCCCACCACACCCATCGCTCTGAGCTGGGAGTGCTGCTGGGGCTGACCTATTACTGGCCAAGGCCATTTTCTTCATGGAGTGACGATGGATCCTACTGACCTCGGCCCAGGCACAGCTACCTGGCTGGGCGGTAGCGCCACCGTTGTACTGGGCGGCCTGCTTTGGCTGCGCCGCTTCCTTTCCAAGGATGCGACCGACCGAGCAATGGACAGCGCCGATATCGGCACGCTGAAGCGGTTGAACGAGCTGCTGAACCAGGAGCGAGCGGCCCGCAAGGAAGCCGAAGCCCGCGCCGATCAATTCGCGAAAGAGCGGAACGACCTGGCCGCAGCAGTAGGGCGCATGGAAGGCAAGATCGAAGCGCTGACCAGTCAGGTCGCTCAACTCACTGACCGCGTGACGCAACAGAGCGACGAGATCACTCGCCTGCGCACCAAGCTGGGAGGAATTGCCTGATGGACAGATGTGCTTTGGAATTTATCGCACGCCGCTGGTGGCGCCGGGCTGAGGTCTGGGCCATTGCCGTCGTGCTGGTTGGTGGTGGAGCTGTTCTCGGCTACCAGGCCGCTTACTGGTCGCTCGCCGAGAAGCAGAGCAGCCAGGTGACCGACATTCGCAAGGCCTACGACACCGCCATGACTGAGCGGGACAAGCGCCTGGAAGAACTGACTCGCCAAACCGGTACCGCTGCCGACAAAGCCACGAAGGCTGCAACGACAGCGGCCCAGGCTGCCGACAAAGCGGACGAAGCCCTCAACCGAGTATCGCAGTGATCCGCGCCACGTTTTGGAATGCGCCAAATCGTGGCGCGAGGTTTTGCAGATGAGCAAAGTCACCCGCCTGCGCCACGCGCTTCCCTTGGGGCAAGAAATCAACGCAGCCGTGACTGCGCTCGACAAAGCCATTGCTGATGCCGTGGATGCCGCCAAGTCAGCCGGGCTACCTCAGGGGCTGATCGTTGCTTTGCTCCACGGCCACGCCCATGCACAAACGCACCAAATGGCAACGGATTCCCCATGACAACCAAGTAACCCGACCGGTAGCGCATTTAACAGCTCTTCCGGGCTGCGTCGCTTTGCATCAAGTCCCCTACCGGTGTAGTGGCATTTATGACAACGATCATGAAGTAAACTCTGAATTTGCCCGTAGGGATTGCGATAATGAGTTGGCAAATTAGGCAGGCTGTCCTGAGCGACTTCAAAGGGTTGGTGCGTGTGGATCCTTCAGCGGAAAACGACCATAGTCGTCGGACGCAAATCGCTAGAGCAATAAGCAATGGCGAATGCTGGGTCGCTTGTGATTCGGACGATCCCACTGTCCCAGTCGGTTACGGATGCTTGGATAAGAGTTTTTTCGGTGAGTGGTTTGTTCCGCTCGTAATAGTCTCGAATGCACACAGACGATGCGGAATAGGTCGGAAGATCGTTGCTCACTTAGAACATTGCTCATCTGCCAAAAAGATCTTCACTTCTACCAATACGTCCAATACACCCATGCGGGAGTTGCTCGCGCAGCTTGGGTACCAATCTAGCGGCGTAGTGGAAAATCTTGATCCTGGTGATCCGGAGTTGATTTTCATGAAGATTCTTGACCGGTAGGGGCCCTGTACGCCTCTGATTCATCTTCACTGATAGTGGCTTGCCATTGATGTTCATATCTCGGGGGAGGACTCATGTGCAGGCCGTACCCTCCGACGTCTTTGATTGAATTGTCTGACTTCGGCACCCGCCTCACTCCAGCTCCCGGAGTGTGGGAATGGGTCCAAGCCGAGATTCTTGCCGACACCGGCAGCATTCACAACGAAGACCATGCCCATCTACTGGATGCAGACATCCAGATCATGTGGGCGTCGTCGAGCTTCGAGAAACAGGGCCGCACAGTCCTGGGCCAGGCCGAACAGGTAGCCTTCCGCGCAGGTGGTTGGCAGAAAGCCCGGATGGAGCAGCAGATGCGTGATTGGTTCGGCGATGTGCCGGCCTTCATCATCACGTTGGCTGCTGACTACTGCGCCCAGTGCAGCGACCTTGAGTTCTGCGCGCTGATCGAGCACGAGCTGTATCACCTGGCTCACGCGACCGACAAGTACGGTCAACCAGCATTCACCCAAGACGGCGCACCGAAGATCAAGCTGCAGGGCCACGACGTTGAAGAGTTCGTCGGTGTTGTCCGCCGATACGGTGCGAGCCCTGACGTCCAAGCGTTGGTGGATGCTGCAAACAGTCCTGCTGAGGTGGGGAAATTGAACATTGCGAGGGCCTGCGGAACCTGTCTGCTCAAGTCGGCCTGATTCCATGACAGGTATTGACGGATGACAACCATATGGCAGTACTACGAAGCGAGGTCAAAGCCTTCATCGTTCAGGCTCTGGCCTGCTTCGATACGCCATCCCAGGTGGTAGCAGCGGTCAAGACAGAATTCGGGATTGAGATCACCCGCCAGCAATGTGAAACGCACGACCCGACAAAGTTTGCCGGGCAGAAGCTCGGCAAGACCTGGGTGGACCTGTTCCACGCTGCTCGCAAGCGATTCCGTGAAGAGACAACCGATATCCCCATTGCCAATCGTGCGTACCGACTTCGCGGCCTTGGGCGGCTGGCCGAGAAGGCCGAGAACATGCGCAACCTGGCGCTGACTGCCCAGCTTTACGAGCAAGCAGCCAAAGAGACGGGTGACGTCTATGTCAATCGCCGCGTTGAGCCGGACAAGTCGCTGGATGAAGAAATCAAAATGCTTGAGATCGAGAAGCGTAAGGCCGAGCTCAAGCTGATAGAGAAGGGCGGCGGCAACTCCAACGCCCAACTGCTGGCCGATCTAATCGCGAGGCTGCCGTCATGATCGCGAACACCGGCAACCTGATGCTTGATCGCCAGCTGTCCCGCTGGTACCCACTGAAGGATCACCCAGTGCAACTCGCCCTGGTGGCGGCGGTGTCGGAAGGAATTCGCTTTCCACTGGTGCCCGCAGGCCGTCGTAGCGGAAAGACTGAGCGGTTCAAGCGTTTCGTGGTGAAGCAGGCGTCGGCTTACACCGGCATGTATTTCGCGGCAGCGCCAACGCATGCCCAGGCGAAGAAAATCTTCTGGGATGACCTCAAGGCTTTCACGCTCTGCTGCATGCACAGTCGCCGGCCGTCCGAGTCCGACCTGATCATCTACCTGGACAACGGTAGCGAGATTCACGTCATCGGCCTGGACAAGCCGCAGCGGATTGAGGGTATCCCCTGGACCGGCGGTGGCATCGACGAATTCGCCGACATCAAGCCGGACGCCTGGGAGGCCAACATTCTCCCGGCGCTGAACACCGTCAACCCAACTATGCCGGATTACCGGGCCTGGTGCTGGTTGCTCGGGGTGCCGGACGGCCTGAACCACTATTACGACCTCTGCATGCAGGCTGAGTCGGGCAATGACCCGAACTTTCGCGTGTTCCACTGGAAGTCGGCCGAGATTCTGCCGGCTGACGTAATGGACGCAATGAAGCGGGCCATGTCGGCCAAGCAGTTCAAGCAGGAATTCGAAGCGTCGTTCGAAACAGCGTCTGGCCGGATCTACGAGGACTACAGCAAGGCGAACACCACGAATGCAGCCATTGAGCCTCATGAGCAGCTGATGTGGATGCACGACCAGAACTTCACGCCGCTCTCGTCCGCGATCGGTGTCCGGCGCAATGACGGCAAAGACCTTTATCTGCTGGATGAGATCGTGCTGATCAGCGCGGTATCGAAGCAGTCAGCCGCTGAGTTCGTGGACAAGTTCAAGGATCACAAGAACAAGCACGTTCTGATTTATGGCGATCCGGCGGGTAAGGCTGGCGAGAAACACGGCCACGCCTCTGACTACACCGACATCGAGGGCGTGCTGAAGGCCAATGGTTGGACGTACACGCGCAAGGTCAAGCCGGCTCATCCGTCCATCAAGGATCGGCAGAACGCAGTCCGGGCGAAGATCCTGACCGCTTCGGGCGAGACCAGCCTGTTCATCAACCCAGTTACCGCGCCCTGGTGCCACAAGGGCTTGAGTACGGTTCAGCTTCAAATGGGTTCGACCTTCCAGGAAGACCAGAAAAACGACTACCAGCACATCACCACGGCGATCGGCTATTGCATAGACGTTGAGTGGCCGTGCATCAAACGCACAGGCGGAACACGCCGAATTGGAGGCTTGGCCTGATGCCAGTGCAATCGACAAACCCCGACTACGACGCGCACATCGCCGAGTGGGAGATGATGGACGACGCGCTCGAGGGTGAGTACGCCGTGAAGCGCAACGAGCGCAACCTGCCAAAGCCGAGCGGCATGGTCGAAGCCGAAAAAATTGACGGCGCCGGCAACAAGTACCTGTACCAGAACTACACCGATCGCGCCCAGTACGAGCACTGGGTGCGCGACTCGCTCCGGTCGATGATGGGCCTGGTGTCGCGTCTGATCCCGGAAATCGAGTTGCCTG